GTGTCTGTTGGGTTCAAAGAGGCGCTTGAGCGCGAAATCGCGGACTTAGAAAAGTCGCTGGAGGCTGATCCGCGCTTCATCAAGCTGCGCGAGCTTCAGCGTGTCGCGAGCCTCTACACCCCGACCGCACAAGTAATGGACGCCTTCAAAGGGATAGTTGGGTCCATCGCTATGGTGGGTCCGGTTCGCTCAGGTGCCGCGACGCGTCACTATGGTGGCGGCGAGGCAGTGGCAGTTTCGGACGGTCAGCGTCGGATCAGTGCTGCTGTGAGGCAGAAGGTGCTGGAAGACGCCGAGAACATCCTACGCGGGCGCTCAGAACCCACTAGGACAGCCGACCTGTATGACAGCCTGATCGTGCTGGGGCACGAGATCGGCGGGGATGATCCGAAAAATAACCTTTCGGCCATGCTCTCAAAGTCGCCTCTTTTCCGCTCTCACAAACGGGCAGGCTGGACCCTTACAGAGACGGAGACCTCGGCTACCGAGAGCGGTCCCGATGAGAACGAAGAGGATGCTGCGCCGCTTGAACATAGTGGTGAGCACGATGCTTAGAATAGAAAGAGCGTCCCACCCTGAGCGGGACGCTCTATCAGTTTTTCCTCACTCGACCTCAATGGAGGGATTTGCCGATCCCTTTGAGACGAGCGAGACACAAGCCTTCGGCAGTGCGTTAATCGGACGCTCTGCGCGAAGACCGGCGCATCTCTGCGCTTCGTCTCCTGTGCAAGGTGTGCGTAGCAAAAGGGAGCGCCGGATTCAACATGGCAAAGGATACACGCCATGAGGCCCGAACCCGACCACTACATCTACAGGCCCTACATCACTCGTAAGGGCAAGCGCATCTACCGTAAGAACGGGGGGCTCTTCCGCATCCCGATCTACAAGGACGATGGCAACCCGTCGTAAGACGGACTGGACGATGGGAGGCAGGTTGCCGCTTGCCTCCCATCGTTTCACGTCGATCGTGTCCAACCACGACATCACTGAAGGGGCAGGGTCATCTGCCGTGCGTCCCGGCAAGGCGGCTCAGGGGCTTCGAGATGCGAATAGACTAGCGATGCTAGTTCGTCCGCCGCGCGCTCACGTATGCGCTCATCCGGTGCGGTGAGACCAGCGCGGCACCAGCCCGGTGACTCGACAAGCAAAAGCTCTGCGATGCGTTCAGGAGTAATCGCCATCGGAAGAACATGATAGGAACATCCGAGTCGGTCAAGCTGCCATTGGCTCTCCGCTTCATGGCATGCAAACAGCCAAATAGGTTGATGCTAAAGAGGGCGCGCATGGGCTAGACGCGCGCCCTCACGGGGTCTAACTAAACATCAACCCCGGCGATCCGCTAATAACGCGGCTTGCCACATGGGTTTCTCGCTTTCTCCTGTGCCGACATAGCCGGGATTGGCGACATAAGCGGCGACGGGTGCCAGCCCTTAACCGCTCGGCTCTGCCGGGGCTGATCACTCAGCCCCGGCTGCCACCTCATTGCTCCTGACGGGAACTTGGCGCAAGTCACTTTTTAAGTTGACGGGCGATTTTCGTGCGTATTGTTGACGGCGCCGTCAATAGCTCGGTTATTTCCGCGATTTCCGAAGATAGTTGTTTCAATCAATTTAGGGACTCGTTTCGGTTATCGTTTTGGTGAGTGAGAAGTGATCTTCGATTTAACTCACTTACGTTGCGGTATTCGGCGTCATTCAAGCGTGTCAACTTTTGAGTCACTTTTCAATGCCACCTTTTCAGTCATGTTATGCAGCATCAAGTTAACGCTGCTAAAAACTTCAGCAGCGAGTGGTGATGCGGATGGTTGGAGTGATGGTTACAAAGCCGCTTTGAATTGGGTCGCTTGAATGATCGCCTTTCGATCATACGGTTCGTGGTGCTGAGCGGTGGGGCAATCGTTGCGATCCACCAGCATTGATCTTTTATCTCTCGCTATCTCGGATGGTCTTGGCTTGCATCAGTTCGAGCGTTTATCGTTTCGGTATGTGTAACCGCGCCCGCATGCTCAACGAACCCGAAACGCTGTGGAGTTCGGCCACCAAGCTGTTCAGCGAGCGTCCCCGAGATAACCGTTTCGACCCGCGCGAGCTACGGCCCAAAAGCCGAAACTATGTGGTGCGTGAGCAAGACGGCAAACGCGCATGGGATGTGATGTCGTGGAACGTGCTTGGCGGGCAAGCCAAGTGGGCGATGACCAATGTTCGCAACCTGAGCCTGCCGCAGTGGCGCAAGCTTGCTGAGAAGCCTGAGAACCGATGCATCGTGCCTCTTACTGAGTTTTGTGAGTTCACGCCTGAGAAGCACGATCTCGGAGATGGGAAGCCGCCGCTCAAGGGTGAGATGTGGTTTCAGGTCAAAGACCAGCCCGTCTTTCCTGTCGCGGGTTTTTGGCAGCGGACCAAGGAAGGAAACGGCTTCACAATGGTGACATGTGATCCCAACGAATTGGTCGCGCCGATCCATCCCAAGGCGATGATCACGATCCTTGAGCCCGAGGATGTGGATACATGGCTACGCGGCTCATTTGAGGATGTGGCGGCATTGCAGAAGCCGTATGATGCGGCGAAGATGACCGTTCGGGGTCCGGTATTCCCTACTCGCCGCAAGGAAAAACGATGGACGACTTGGACGAAAAGCTCTGCCCCGATTGCGGGGCCAATATGTCGCTGAATGAAGATGATGAATGGGAGTGCGATGGTCCTGATTGCACGGCTCATCTGGACCGCATGAGCTTCGATGATGAAGACCATGACGACGATGACGAGGAAGAAGAGGACCAAGACGAGGCGGGAAGCGATCCCGACTTCATCAACAATGATCCTCGCCCGCGTGAGGAAAGAGACATCCCGTGGTCTGACATGCCCGGTTGAGGGTTCTAGTGGGGGCCTACCTACAAATGTCGGATGTGATCGGCATCGCGACGATCGCCGTGGGCATTGGTGCGATCATCGGCGCTGTTTACGTCGGCATCCGACAGGCGGGCATTGCCGCTCGCCAAGCTGATATCCTTGCGCGCCAAGTCAGCCTTGAAGAGACGAAGCTAAAGGCCGATTTATTTGAAAAGCGTTTGGCCACCTATGAGGCCACAGCGGCGTTCCTTTACCACATAGGCGACTTGGGAGACACCCCAGAGGGTGAGGCAAGAATCTCTCACTTCGCCACCAAGTTCAGGGAGAGCCGCTTCCTCTTCGGTGCTGATGTGCATGCCGCACTCATGGAGATTTGGGAGAAAGGGAACGAGATCAGAGTTGCGCGCGCGATCTCGATCTCCAACCACGAGGAGCAACTGCCGCGTGATCCGCGACATACTGAGCAGATTACAAGCGGCCTCACTTGGTCACTCCAACGCGCAGCCGTGATCCATGAAATCTTTGAGCCCTATCTTGAACTCGACTCCCGCAATCTGAGGATAACCGTCTGATTAGTCCTTCAGCGACACGCTCCGAAGCTCCCGCAAGCTTTCAATGATCTCAGCGCGGCCTTTCTCGCCATCGGCTTCCATCTTCTCAAGCTGGTGTTCGATGCGCTCTTGACCCTTTTCGAGGTTCTGGAGGTTTGTCTCCAGCCTCACCGTTCGCTCAATGTGCTTCTGATGCTCCCGCTCGATCGAGTCCATGCGCGTGGCGACACTCGCGAGCTTGTGCCCCTGATTGCTGATGGTGAGGTTCAGCGCTCGCTCGCTATCAGAGACCTTCTCAGTGACAAAGGCGGCGCACCAGCGCGCGATTGCAATTGGTCCGCCAAGACCCGCCGACAGAACGCCAAGCATGCCAGCGACTTCAAGCACTCCGATATCCATCAAACTTCGGCCTTGCCACTGGTAGGCACCAAGGCTCCGATTACGCCAGCAATGGCGGCAGCGTAGGACCATGGAGATGGAAGGGCAGACGCGCCCACCACTCCAGCGCTGATTGCAGCCCATGTGCTGCGCTCGTTGAGACGAGCCTTTGTGTAAGTGACGAGTTGGCAGAAGCCGCTGAGAACCTTCGAGAACATACCCTATTTAGACGGACGAACCGCAGCGGGGTGCGTTAAGCCGCTGTGACAGTGCTCCATTCGATAGCCATCGCGGTGCTGATCTCAGCAAGGTTCGTCGCCGACATGATCGCCGACTTCGCACCCATTCTCAGGGCCTCGATGCGCGAGCCGATCACAGTCCATAGCGCGACCCTCGCCGTCACCTCAGAGGCGAGATCGACGACGGTCATCGCTCGCGCCTCCGCCTCCGCATTGAGGAACGGAACGCTTGCCGAGGCATCAGCCAAGTATGCCGCCGCTTCCGCCGCCTTATACTGGTAGGTGAGCATCTGCCCCGCGCCATCCGAGACAAAGCGCAGGCGGAAGGCTTCTGCCGCACGATCGACATGCCCGGTGGCTAGTGCCTTGATGAGTTCGAGATCGATGTCAGCACCTTTGAGCGCCTCTTGCGGCACCACCATCGTCGCGAGCCCATCTTCGAGCACTTGGATAGCGGCGGAGCCCTCCGGCCCTTGCCCGCGCCATTTAACCTCACCCGACAGCTTGTCGAAAACTACATAGAATTCCATCAGCTATTTAGGCGTGTGCTTCAGCTTACCGTTTGATCTCGTGAATCTTTAAGATGCTGCCCGCTTCAGCGTAGGTCTGCGCATCGTTCTCAAGCGAGAGGTAGTCGATGGCGATGGTGTAGATTCCCGGTGTCCAACCCGTGGCAATCCAGTTCAACGCGATAGGAACTTGGAAGTTATCGTTCGCACCAATCATAGTGATGGGAAATGTGTCTTCGATGTTCCCGTTGTTAAGATTTGTGACGCGGAACGAGCCAACGATGTCATCACCGGATTTCATTCGAATGTTGGCATAGAGATCGATTGAACTCTCTTGAACATATTTCTGGAACGTCAATTGGACGATCCGGGTAGACTGCCCATAAGACAAAAGCTGCTGATTAGAGGTTCGGGCAAACTGGACGGACTGAGCGGCATTGCTGTCGAGCTTGGCGGTGCGCACCGTGCCGCCCACGAGCACGTCGCCGCTTACGGTCAAGTCGCCTACAATATCTACGCCAGCGCCACCGTTGGCCTCCGCAAACACTCGAAGCTGAGCGCGATTGTTCGGGCTTACGGTAGTGGTGGACCAATAGGCCCCGACCTTGCCGTTAATGTTGCTGATCGCGCCTTCAGTGGTGCTCACGCGCCCCGTAAGGCCGTTGTAGCTGGCTTCGAGAGAGGTGGTGCGGCTTGCAATAGCGGCTGTCTGCCCCGCCGCTGCCGTCGAAACTTCCTCGATCCGAGCGCTTGCCCGCGCCAATCCCGCCCCGCCGCCGCTCGCACGGTAGTTCGACGGAACGGTCTGATCAGCGGTCGCCAGCGCCAGCATCGGACGAAGCATCATCGCCCACGAAAGATCATTGGCAGGGTTCGAAAGGTAGGGGCCTTTGATCAGGGCAAGGCGGGCGAAGCGAGCGTCTGTCGGTGCCTGCGCCTTCGTCCAGACGCGCGCCCAACCGTCTAGGTTCTCCCATCCCCTCGGGCCATCGACTGTGGAGCTATCAGCGGCATCGGAGAGGTAGCCGCCACTTCCATCGCCCCATTGGAGTCGAAGCAAAGCAGTGCATTCACGGGACGCCAACCACGCTGATATCTGCACCCATGCACCGGGAGTGACGGCCACCCAATCGCTTACGACAGAACCGCCAATGTCGCCGTTGGGCTGCTTGCATAGCAAGCCCATGTAGTGCTCGCCGGTCACGGTGAACTCGGCGTTGTTGGTGGCGAAGTTGAACTCTTGCGGCGTCTGAGTGACGAGACCCCAACCCGCCGTGCCGTTGGCGAAATCGCTACTTGGAAGAAGATTGCCGCCGATCTCTGCGGCTGCAACCCGGTTGATCTCTTGCGCGACGGTAGAATCGGCAGGGATGTTGCCGATGAGCGATTCTAGCTCGGCGATAGTCGCGTGGGCTGCTTCGATGCGCGCCACAACCTGATTGCCGGTGGATGATCCGACCGGAGTATCGCCGGGGGCACCAACGGTGGCATTGTCGGCGGGCTTTCCGGGACCGGTGACGCCATTCCATGTGCTCAGCGTCGCCGCCTTCGCGGCATTGGCGGCAGCGAGCGCGGCGATAGCCTGTCGCGCATCGAAGAAACGCCCGTTGAAGGCGATGCGATCAATGGGAGTATCGACCGCCGTGTTATCCCAAGCCGGGGACAAGCCGCTCAAGTAGGCAGTGAGCGCATTGAAGCTCGCCACCATAGCCGACTTGTCCACCCCGAGCGCATCCGCTCGCGCCCCGTGCTCAGTCACATCCGCCCCAATGGCTGCATACTCGCGAAGGATTTGGGGCTTCTCAGCGCGATCAAGCACCCCGTCTGCGCTGATCGAAGCGATGCGGATGTTCGCCGCTGTAGCATCGGCTTGAGCCTCTGCCGCCGCGTCTGCGGCATCCTGAGCGGCCTGTGCCACAGCATAAGCATCATCGCTCACGCTGCTCAGCGCGGGGCTCACCTCACTGCCGCTCATCACGCGCCAAGATGGGCGGTTGCCGATCGTCACCCGGTAAACTGGTGAGGGCGCTTCCTTGATCGTGCTGCTGAGAAGGTGAAGCTCGCTCGATCCATCAGCGCTGAGCGGTTTGGTGGTGCTTGCTCCGAAGAAGTCACCGGCTCGGAATGCCCCGGTGCTCGACGGAATGAGGTAGCCACCCACTTGGCTGAGTGCATCGCGAACGACATCACCAACGCTGGATTGAGCGGTGGTGAAGTAGCACCACTCCTCCGAATGCGCCGCGAAGCTGGTGCTATCGATCGCCGATGGGAGCACGCCAGCTTGCTTGATCAGGTGTGGGGCGATCGTGGCGAGCGTTGCGGGGTAGCTCGCGCCATCAAGAGCACCCCGAACATCAGCGGTGATCGTGCCCTTCGGCTGATTGGCGAGGCGGAACATCCCCACGGCGGGAGCCGCTGCCCATGTCCCCTTGGCGAGCGTGAGACTGGCAAGAGCCGAATAGCTGGCGGCAGTCTGCGCAGGGGCACCAAGGCTCAGCGCAGCTTCAAAGACGTTATCGACCGCCTGAGTGGGGCCGTAGCCGTGATATTGGTAGATGAGCTTGGCAGGGTCGATCAGCACGGGCTCGATGTTGAGGCAGTTTCCGCTCGCCCAAGGCTTGAGCTTACCCTTGAGCCCGCTGCCGCCCTCAGCCCCTCCGGTTCCGACATAGGAAGCGTTGAGCAACGGTTGTTCAAGATCGGCTTCAAGGCCAAGCAGCGTGACGGTAGCGAGCCCGCCATCAACGGCGATCGGCCCACATCGGCCTTCGAAGATCGGTTTGTAGGAGGCGAACGGGTCGCCCATATTACCTACGAAGCACCGGCCATAAGCGCCCGTCCACACATAGTCGGCGAGCGCCCGGTTGTCGGTGATCACGAAGCTGAGGGAGCCGTGCGAGACGCTGATTGGCGATAGCTCGCCGTTGGAGGTGAGCGAGATCGAGCGTTCCGGCCAATCGATCATTGCGGGCACCCACTCGAAGCCGTCTAGCTGAGTGCCAAAGGCGTTGGCCTCAATGGCGGAGAGCCGAACTGTAACGGTGGTGCCGGTCGCCTTGTTGGTGGGCGTTACCTCAAATAGAATGTTCCTCACCTACCTATTTATCAGGTAGTCGAGGGAATTGTTTGGAGAGTGGGGGCGAGCATGGCGCAGAAAGAGAAACAGGCAGTGCTCCGGCACGTGCCAGCTTTCACCGGCTCGATTGACGCGAAGGTGCCTGCCGAGAATGTGGAGTTGACCCACTACCTTGCCGAGACTGGCAGGTGGGTGGCCTACAGCAAGGCATCAGATGGCCGCGTCTTTTTCGGAAATGGTGCAACAGAGCCATTGGCGCGGCGAGCAGCGGGATTACGCACGCTTGCTCATCTTGAAGGACGAGCCTCTGGGGAAGTCGAAGGTCTTTCGACAGAGGAAATCAGTAAGACGCGGGACGAACTTGCCCGAGAATTAGCGAAACTTCGCGTGCTCGTTATGACCAGCAACATGCCTTTCCCGGTTGGCTATCCCAAGGATGTAATCTTAGCCGAGTTGAAGGCTGCTCACGACATTGTGCTTGCCACCGATGAACGGGGTCTCATTGCCCGGTGGGGCCTGCCGACACTGCTCTTCCTCGCAGGCGGCTTCGCCAACGGGATAATCGGTAAAGCGGCAGAGAGATCACTGGAGCTTCTTGGAGCGCTACTAGCCGGTTAGAGGGGAATGGCTTTATGGGTGACGGGAAGCCCGCACGCTCTTAGGGCGCGAGAGCCGTGATTTGTAGGTTCGCCACCCACCAGTCATAGGCGGCGGCTTGCCCGCTGGCGGTGCTGGTGATCCGACCAAAGATCATGTCGCTCTGTGACTGTGCCTGATCGTCGGCGACGAACAACAAGCCCTTGTGCCTCCCGACTGAGCGCAAGAGCGGGTTCCACTTCGTCCGCCAGTCATCATTGCTAATCCGGGACATCTTGAACTTCCACGAGGTGAGCGTCGGATATTCCTCGAAGGCGCTGTAGCTCTGCCCGTCGATCGCGAGCGAGGTATCCTCGAAGGACTGCTCGGCGTCATAGTCGAGCCCATCGCTGGTGACGCTCTGCCCCACCACAAGGCGCTGAGCAGTGACGGCGCGGGCAGTGGGGAGCGTGATCGTGACGCGCACGAAGCGGAATGCCTGAGCGGGGAGCGCGAGATAGGTGATCGTGCTCGCTCCGGGAGCCACGAACCCGGTGATCGCCGCCTTGTTCACCGGGGTGGCACTGCCAAGCGCGGCCTGAGTGGCTGCGGTGCGAACGGAGATCGTATCTGCGGCGGTGAGATCGCTTCCGCAGAGCGCCACGGTATCGATGGTGGAGGCGTCGCCTTGGATGTCGATCACCAGCGTGGTGTCGGAAGTCGATCGCCAAACACGGCCCGGATGATCAAGCCCGAGGTTGGTAGCCGGTGCCGTCGAAAGTGCGGGGGCGCTCAGCACCGTGAACTGCTTAGGAGCCGTGAGGAACGCTCCCATCAGCCTGCCCTCACAATCATCGTGGTTGTGCCAGCCTTGTAGCTCACGGTGGCGGAGATCGCCTTGCACGAGAGGTTCACGGCATTGAGCTTAGGTTCGTTCAGGGTGAACGTCGGGGGCGCTAGCCAGTCCTCAAGCTCAAGCGTTCCCCGGAAGGTAAGCTCAAAGTAGCGCTTGGGCACCTTGAACTCAGCGAGGTAGGCGCTCGCGAACGACGCGGCAGCGGCTTCGCTGGCGAGGTTCGTGTCGAGGGTGATTTCGCGCGCGTCTGAGTAGGTGGCTTTCACCGCGTTGTCGGTTGCGCTCACATGGCGGTAGGCGCTCTGGACGAAGGCGGCGCGGGCAGGATCAAGATCGGGCATCCAGTATTTAGGACGCTGGCTAGAACAACAAGCAATCAAGAAATTACCGGGTAGTTTGAAACGGAAGGGCTCGCTATCCGCGCATCAAGCCTTATTGAGGCTCATACCTTGTGTGAGTGGAAAGCGGACGCGGAAGCCTATGCCTTACTTTAATGCCATTATCGGTTTCTTTGACGGCAGCGGCACATCTGAGGTTTCGACTAGCCGGTTTTACTCGCTCAAGGGCGGTGGCGATAAGTTCAAAGGCCAATCTCCCGATGCGGGGACCCTGAAGTCGCGGATTATGTCGATCCCTACGATCTTCACTGACGAGATTTCCGCTAATAAGGTGCCGATGGCGCGGATCGGTTGGATTACTAATATTGTCCAGAGTGGTCGCAGCTACAAAATAACCTATCATTTGCCATCCGGGATACTCCCAATCCCCGCAGATAAGATTGCTGACGCGGTTGGATTAACTAACCCGGATCGGGGCATAGGTGATATGCAGCATAGTCATTGGTCTATAATCGAGGGTGATCTTTTCCTGAAGCTTCTGAGTGCTGGCCTCATGGAGAGCACCAAACCTTCGGTTTTCCATCCAGTGCTCGAAGGAAACCGCGTCAATCTCGTCTCGGCGATGATGCCATTTAGCGGTGAGTTCTCGGGTGTTTACAACGCGATCAAAGAGGCGAGCGAGGAAGTAGGAGCCGATTGTCAGCGTGCAGATAACATCTGGGAGCACAGCACGGTCATACAAGATATCTATTCACTGATCCACAAATCGAGCGTGGTGGTTTGTGACTTCTCTGGAAAGAATCCTAATGTCTTCTATGAAGCTGGTATAGCTCATACTCTGGGCCGGGATGTTGTGCCCATCGTTCAGCACGCAAGCGACATACCCTTCGATCTTCAGCACCACAGGTATATCAAGTATCTCAATAATGCCGAAGGTCTCATCAAGCTGAAAGCTGATTTGACATCTCGCCTGCAAACGCTCCTTCATAGGTAGGCTTCTCAAGCCCTAAAAGTGTTAGGATGCGGGCTTAATAAGCCGAGACATACTGCCCGTTCACGGCTCGCGTGGTGCTGCCTCCGTAGATCGCGGCGGCACCATTCGCCGCCATCATCTCAGTGATCTGGCGCAGGTAGTCGTTCGTTAGCACCGCCTGCCCAAGCTGATCACTCAGCACGGCTGTTTGCGCGGTAAGCTGATCGGCCTGCGCCTTCGCGTCAAAGTTATCGCCCGTAACCTGAAGGGCCTTCGCCACATCGCTGTTAAGGCGAGCAAAGATGTCCTGAGCCTGAGAGGTGGAGGTGCCGTAGACATCACCGGCAAGCCCCTTCACCGCTTCCACGGTCTTCGAGAAAGCATCCTGATCGATGGTCTTGCCGCTGCTCAAATCGGCCTCGAAGGCGGTGAGAGCCCCCAGCTTGGCGGTAAGCTGATCAAGGGCGCTCACGCCCGTGTCGGTGCCGAATAGGCCATCCTGTAGATCGCGCAGCGTGGCAAGCTGCTCATCCTTGGCCTTCTTGAGCATCTCGGTGCGGTAGCGATCCACATTGTTGAGATCGGCGGTGGACGCCCCCAGCTTCACCATGGATTTGCGCAGCGCGTCGATCGGCTTGGTGATGCTCTCAACGATGCCTGCGATGGGATCGTCGATCGAGCGAAGCTCTTTCAGCACATTCTCATAGTTGGCCGCGATCTTGGTGGCGGCATCGATGTCGGTGGCGGATTTGAGCACCTGAGCCGAGAAGGCCGAAATGCCGGTGAGCACGCCATCCTTGAGCGCGTCCTGAATCGCGTAAGCGATGGCATCCTCAGCACCGTCCTTGCCGAAATCCTTCACGGTGCTCGACTTCTTGGTCTTGCCCGAGCCGGTCGTATCGACGCGATACTTGCCATCACGCAGGCCGATCGAGACAGAGGGGGTGCCGGTTAGCTCGCCCCCGAGCGCATCGGCGATCGTCTGGAGACCCGAGATTACTGAGCCTGCCGCACCGCTGGCGGCTTCCTTCATCTTCGATGAGTTACCGGTGAGCGAGGTGGTATCGAGATTGCCGTAGCCGTTGAAGCCGATCGTCGCCGATCCCTTCTTCGTCTTTTTGAACAAGCCGCCCACGATGCTGCCAACGACAGAAGCGGCAGCGGCAATCAGGGGGTTACCCGTGAGCCCGCCGATCGCGCCGCCAATCTGAGCGCCCGTGTTCGAAGTCTTGAGGCCGATCGCCTTGAGCAATGGGTTCGCCACCTGAGCGGTCATGCTGCCGATCTGAGCACCCGCCCCAGCGTTGCCGAGCACGCTGCCCAAGCTCTTGGTGAAGTCGCCCCCCTTGGTGAAGAGCCCCTTGATGTCGGAGCCCATCTTGTTGAGGCCGTCCTTCAGCCCGCCAAGCTTCGCCTTGCCGGTAAGCTGATCGAGCATGCTGGCGTTGGCCTTCGACACGGCATCGCCGATGGCGTTGTTGTTGCCGTTGCTGTCCTTGCCAATCAGGTTGGCGATGCTGCCGAGAAGGCCGGTGCCGAGCGATTTGCCGCCTGCCGCCTGAGTGAGGGCTTGGAGACCCTTCGCGAGGCCCTGAATGACTGAGCCGAACTTGCCGCCAAACTGGCTGGCGAGATCGCTGATGGTGTCGCTGAACTGGACGCGGGCTTCATTGCCGATGCTGCGCTCGGCGTCGGCCATACCGCGCAACACGCTCGCCTGAACGCCTTTGCTGATGCCCTGAGCTTCAGCGGCCTTGAGGTAGTCCTTGCGATCCGTCGCGATGGCATCAAGTCGGCCCTGCCGCTCAGCGTCCGGGCTATACTTAGCCGAGATGTCCTTGAGACGGCCAAGCGCTGCCGCCTGAGCGTCATAGACGCCCTTGGTGCGAAGCGCGGTAGCGAGACGCTGTTCATCGGCCTTCCAAGTCTCGGTCGCGAGATCGGCAAGCGTCGCACCAGCATTGAGGGCATCAACCCGGCGAGAGGCCAGCGCATCCTCGATCTTCTGCTCAACCTCGCTCAGGCCGGTGCGCTTCTGAGCGGTGATCAGATTCTCGTTGTCGAGCTTGCGGGTGGTCTCGCGCATGTCGGTGATCGACTTGTTGAGCGCGATTTCCTGAAGCTTCGCGGCGATCTTCCCCTTGGCGGCTTCGAGCGCGGCCTTGTCCTGCTCCGTGAGCTTGTCACCGTAGAGCTTCTGTAGCTCCTGCCACTTGGTGAGCTTTTCGGCTTCAAGGGGGAGTAGCTTGCTCGCATCAACCGCGTTGTTGAGGGTCTTCCAATATTCTTCGATCGACTTGGCACGCTGAGCCGCAGCCGCCGCGTCCTTATCCTTCTTGTCCTTTCCCGATCCCGCTGCGCTCGCACCGGGGACAACGCTGCCTCCGGCGAAGTCATCAATCTTCGAGGTGCTCTTGCCGCGTCCGGTGAGGCGATCGAGAGCCGCTTGGTTGCCCTTTGTATCGCTAGCGATCTTGGACGCTTTGGCGACAATGCCGTCCATCACGCCCGCGCTGCTCTTAAAGCTGGTGGCGAACGCTGAGCCGACATCCTTGAGGGCGCTGAGGTCGCCGGAGAGCAGACGCGAGACGATCGACCCGAGTGAGCCGAACAGCTTCTTCACGTCCTCGAAGGCAGCGGCGAAAAGCTGGGGGATCGCACCAGCCACGAATTTTACGCTGCGCAGGATACCGACGAAGCTGAGCCCCACGCTGCCCGCGACTTGGGGGGTGATGCCGGTGAGCCAACCGAAGGCATCGCCGAACATCGAGCGCAAGCCGCCCGTCACCCACGAGATCACATTGGCGACGCCCCGGAAGGCCGAACCGATGAGATCGCCCACGACGCCCACGGTTTGGCCGATCACATTGAAGGTCGCCCCAAGCGCTTGCATGAGCGTGATCGAGCCAGAGCCCTCACCAGTGATCGCGCCGAAGATCGAGGTTATGCCCGTCACGGTTTCGGCAGCGAAGTTGAGGATGCCGCCGATTATCTGCCCGATGCCGACAAGCACCGGCTGAACATTCTGGAGCCCCGTCGCGAGGCTGGTGATGATCTTGGTGAGCGCGGTAGCGAAGCCGCCTTCACCCATCTTGGCGAACGCGAGGAAGATGTTGTCGCTGAGCGAGGAGATCGCGCCAGAGATGGTCGCGGCCTGCCGTTCCATGCCACCAGCAAACTTGGTGTTGCCAATGCCGATCAGAAAATTCTGAATGTCCTCGCTAGACTTCTTAACCTTTGTGGTGACGTTTTGGAAGGTAAAGCTGACGCTATCGCCTTGCTGCTTCGATTTTATCCCAAATTCTTTCAGTCGCTCAAATTCACCGGTAGTGGCATCGGCGACAGCTTCGACCATCTGCTCTAGCGTTTTACCCATGGCGGCAGAGGTGTTGCCGTAGCTGGTGAGCGCTTCTTCGGTTGGCTTGAGGCCCAATGCTTTGAGCTTCACAAAGCCATTCACCGCCTGATCGAGTGTGAAGGGGGTCTTGGCCGCAAAGGAGGCGAGTGCGTTAAACGCCTGTGATGCCTTGCCAGCATCGCCGATGATCGTGGTGAGGCTGGCCTTGTATGCCTGCACCTTGGCGGTGGCATCGGCCATCTGACTGCCAACCACGAAGGCGGCTGTGCCGATCGCTGCGATGCCGCCCGCGACGGCAAGGCCCCCGAGCCCCGCGAAGGAAGTGCCGAGGCTGGTGGCCTGTCCCGCAACGCCACTGAGCGCGGCCTTGAGTTTCCCGAACAGGCCCACGCCCGCGCTGGCGTTGTTGTTTGCCGCGTTGAGGGACTGAGCGAGGCGCTGTGCCGCGCCACCAGTCTGGACGATCGAACCCGAGACGCCGTTGAGCGCGCCTTGTAGGCGAGTTGCGCCAGCGGCACCGCCGCCAACTGTCGAGTTGAGTTTGGCCGCGAACGCTGCCGCACGCTGTTCCGCTTCACGGGTATCGAGGACGATTTTGACGACAGGCTGAGTCACGCCTGTATTTATTTGACGCTGTTGTCCTGCCGCCGCTTCGCCTCACCCAAATACCAAGCATCCACTCTCTTGATCACCTTGATGAGGCGATCGGATGCAATCTGTGAGAAGCCCCAATACTCCGCGTATTCGGCAATCTTGGAGAATGGGATTGGTAGCGCGCCAGCCATCGCTTGGGGGCGTTCTGTCGTTAGATCGAAGAACGCTTCCCAATAGAGGATCGAAGCCGGGTCGAGCTTAGGTCCGCCCTCAATATACGCCACCGCTATCGCGGCACCCGGCGACGCATCCGGGTTCATATCCGCCGCCTGAGCGTCCTTCAGCATCTCGCCATATTCGGGCGACATCTGAAAGTTGAGGACGGAGATCAGTTTCCCGCGATGGCCTCTGCCGTGCCGACATAGTGCGTCACGTCGCTGGCGTATTCGTCGAGCTTCTCGCGCACGAATGGATAGAGGGTGAGATACTCGATCGCGTCGGCGCGTGTGAACGGGATGGCCTTGCCGTCCTCGCCCTCAAGCTCCCAATCGATCAGCGACATATCGACGAAGAACTCTGCGGCAATCTTGTTGATGACATTGCGGTCCTTCTTCTGATCGGCACTAAGGGTGCGCTGCAAGACCGAAAGACGCTTGTTCACGCCCTCAAGTGCCGACAGGTAACGTGGCGAGTGCTTATCCTGTAGCAAGCACACGAACGCGCCGTAGTGGTTGGCGTGCTCATCATATACGTCGAACTTTACGCCCTCATTTGCGAGAGTCTCATCAAAGCGGGTGATCTTCTTAAACTTAGCCATTTTATCCTCGCATGGATTGTTGCGAGGTATTTATTCAAACGAAGGGGCAGCCGAGCCGAAGCCCGACTGCCCCCCCTACGCTGCCAGCCTTGCGAGGATTACAGGCGCGTAACTTGGAGGTCGGTGCCAGCGGTGTTGTCGAAGCCCGCGACGAAATCGACGCTGATCAACTGCTTGCTGTTGTCTTCCACATCTGCCGGGAGCGCGGTGTAAGCGGCCGGAAGGGTGAAGGTGTAGCCGGTGCCAACACCGCCAAGGGTGAACGAGATTGTGTTAGGGGTGTCCGTTTCGACCGTCGCAAGTGCCGAGTTGAGCGCTGCCGTGCGGTAGAACTGAACGTTGCCTGTCACCTTGCGGAAACCGCTGGTGCCGACGCTGGATGGGTTTGCCTGTCCAAACTGATCGCGGCCTTCACGGTCATGCTCGACACTCAGCGTGAGCGCCCGCGCGACAAGGCCAGATACGCCGCTGATCGAGACCGAAGTCATGTCGAGACCGGTGAGGGGCAGTGTGGCGGACGGCAATGCGTATGTCGCACCCGTGATGATCGTGGATGCTGCCGGGTCGCGAGCAAGGCCGATCAGGTCGAAGGAAGCCTTGGCGATCTCGGAAGCCGAGACATCAAGCTGGAACTTGCTCACCTGACAGCCCCGGAAGCGGTGATAGATCGGGGTGGTGCCGTCGAGCATCTTCTTCTCGATCGTCACGCTGGTGTCGGTGATGCCTGCCTTGATGACATTTGCAGCCCAAGCCCCAGACGAGAGGGCGGACGGCAACAGCAACTCGATCGCGGCATCGCGCTTGAAGTGAACATCGAGCCCACCCTCGACGCGGAACGCAAGCTTGCGCTGTCCTGCGCTGGCGCGGTTTGGCTTGATGGTCGGCGAGGTGAGAACATCACTGACATAGGTGGGGGTATTGCCGGGAATGAAGTCCATGCGCAGCATGGCCGGAGTTGCGGGGGTTGTGCCCTCAACCGTCTCAGCGATGATTGCGTAAGTGGTATCAGATGGGTTGATAGCCATGCGGAAAAAGCTCCTAAGTTAAAGTCAAAGGAGCCGGGTCGTGCCTTCTCCGCCCGTATTTATTTGCTGGACGGGAGTTCGGCGGATTTTACGCGATCAATACTGGTGTAGGCTTTCCCACGGAACGCTGATCTTTACCTGATACCAGTCAGGTTCATTATCGATCGGCTGAACATCGGGGGTGCCGCAGGTGAGAAAGTCGGCACCACTCTGCCAACGCCAGTTGCGGAAGATCGCGGCGCAAGCGTCGGCGAGTTCGAGAGCCTCAGCGTCACCGGCTTGGCGTGGCACGAAGATGCCAAGGTGAACGCGGCCAATCGTGAGTTCACGGGGGTTTGGCCCCATGTTGTCACGAGTGCTGCTCATCGGCCCCATGGAGAACCTGATGAATGGTGCATCCGGCTTCGGGTTGGTCGTCGGAGCGTTTGGGTAGAGGACAAGCACGCCAGTCGGAGCGTTCGCCACGAATCGGGAGCGCAAAGTGAGGATGTCGAGCTTCGCCATGCTGGTATTTATTTCGTGTGGCGATCGACAGCCGCTTCGATGAAGCCAGCGGGGGCCTGAGCCGAGTGCCCGTCGTTGAGCTTGGCGATGTATTCGACATTGTTGGTGATCTCGACGACGCCTCCCGCATCATCGATTTGCCAACCGTTTCGCGCCTTGCCGGTATCAACCGGCGTGGTGAGGACGAGATCGTTGAAGATATCGAGCGCAACCTTGTTGCGAACATCTTGAAGCTCAGCGACGCTCTGCTTGACGATCTCCGGGAGCTTGCGCGTGAGGTCGCTGAGATCGAGGGTGATCTTCATCGCTTGAGCACCGCGCGATAGAGCACCGGGGCATCGCCACTTGGCGCGACCACCTCGACGCTCGCAACTGTGTAGCGTGTCGCGCCGATCTTGAGACCGTCGCCGATCTTGGGCTCATCCTGAAGCGTGGCGATGGTTTGAGTGGTGAGCCGCCCGTCTTGGCTCACCAGCGTGCGGGTGCTCAGCGTGGCACGGCTCATCGTGATCGTCTCAGAAGCGATTACAGAGCCAGTCAGGGGATCGTAGGCGCGGGATGCGGCGCTCAGGGTGGCGTCACCCCCGAACCGGCTCAAAAGGCGCGCAGTAAGCCCTCGCATGCGATCATCAAACGCGCTCACTCAGATGACCGCCTTAGCGCTCTGGAAGCTACCACCGTGGCGGATGGCAACGCCCCTCAGCATGGCGGTGATGGCCGGGAAGGGATCGACGGGCGCTTTGCCGTAGGCGATCTTACCGACGCCATCGGCCTCCTCGCTCACTACATCGGCGACAGCGGCTTCTGCGAGCGTGCTGGTAAGCGCGTGCGCGGCAAGTGCGCATGTCGCCTGTTTGATGATCAGGCTGGTGCGATCGACGCCCTGAGCGAGCGTGTAGCGCGCCGTGATGTAGTCGGTGGCCCGAACGCACGCGGCCTCACGCACTGGCTGAGCGCTGGTGGTCCAATCGGGTGTGAGGCGATCTGCGTGGTAGGCGTCGGCCTCAGCCAAGGTGACATTGCTGTTATCTGCGGTGAGCATGCCGATATTTATCCGCCGCATGCGAAGAGCCCCGGCTTTGAGGGCCGGGGCTCAGTGCGTCTCAGGGGTGGGAGACGAGATCAGCCGTTGGTCTTGATCTGGACCAGCGGAATCATCTTGCGTGCCATCACGCGATCCCAAGTCGCAGCCGCCGAAAGCTCAGCGTTGGTCTGCGAGATGCCGTTGGTGGGCGCAACCTTGTTGGTGAAGCCCAAAGCATGCAGAAGGTAGCGGCGACGACCAAGGATGGTGTCCTGTCCCGAGCCCATACCGGCGAGTTCATCGCGAACATCAACGAGCGGCTTATCGACGGTTGCCGAACCGTAACCGAACAGGCCCGGAGCGACGAAGTAGGACGAGTAAACCGGGTAGCTCGCGACGGTGGTATCGATGCCGACATTATCGGTCTCGATGATGCGATAGCCGTAGTAGGTATCGAAGCCGATATCGGTGCGTGATGCCGGAACGAAGGCGTTGCCTTCCAACTGGCGCAGGTTGTTCACGACATCCGAGTGCATGACCACGAACGAAAGCTGCGAACCCACGTCACCAAGCTGGCGGCGAGCGTCGATCAGGAGGCTGCCCGACATTTTGTTAGCGGCTGCGATGGTGCCGGTGGTGATCGACTTCACATAGCGCATGTCGCCAGAGTCGTTCGCCACGTTATCGGCGATCAGGCCGTTGAGGGTGGCGAGGAGAACGGATTCTTCGTCCGAAACCCAAAGGCGAGCAAACTGCGAAGCCGCATAGTCGATCGCTGCGGAATCCGACGCATAGTCGGCGATATCCATGGCAGAGAAGGACTTCGAACGCGACAGAACGCGAGCGGTCATGCTGCCCTGAGTGACCTTGGACGGGGTGCTCTTTACGGAAGCGTCGTCCGACATCGTGTCGGCTTCACCGCCAGCGGGAGCGTTCCAAAACGGTAAGGTGGTTTCGAAGCCTGCCGATGCGGCTTTGGCCTGAATACGGGGATCAGCGACAACAACGCCGCTCTGACGGAACTTCGAGTTTTCGATGATCTTGCCCTCGACGATCTTTGCGAAAGTCTTGACGGGGACGACATCGGTAAGGCGGGTGTATGCCATGTTGCTTATAGTCTCCAAACTAAGTCGATTGATGAGACCGACCAAGCCTGTGACTTGCTGTCGGACACTGAGGCCCGAGAGCTTCAGCGTCCGTATTTATTTGCGCGGTATTGTTGGGGCTCATTTAGAGATCAGATGCGAGATCATCTCGACCAACTTGCTGCGCGATCGACTTGGCTAGAGCGGGATCGCTCTTGGCGAGCGCCGCCCATTCGCCGATGCGAGTGTCGAAGGTCTCTTTGGTGAAGGTGTGCGCGGGGCGCGTGCTGGTGGAGCCGGTTGCGCCCGCTCCCGTGTTGTTCGGTGCGGAGACGAAGTGCTTGCCTTCATCACCCGTAAGAAAGGCTTTGGCGAAGTCCGCGATCGGCTGATCACCGACAAGGCCCACGCCATCCTTGAGTGTGGCATCGGCCTTGAGCATCGCGGTGACGGCCTTGGCGAATACAGGGTTCGTCACGCCGTTCGCGGTGAGTGCGTCCTTGATCCCGCCATCGATCACCAGCGCGTTTAGCTGCTTGGTGCTGGCCTCGTTCGCGGCAGTGAGATCAGCGATTTGCTTGGAGTATTTGCGCTCAAGCGACTTCTCTAGAGCTTCGAGATCGTTGCCCTTGCGAGCGGCTTCTTCAGCGGCGGTCTCGCGAGCATCCTCAGCCTCATCAGCCTTGAGCTTGGCCTTCTTCTCGCGCTCGATAAGCTCAGCGTTTTTGGTGGTGAGCTTCTCAATGGAGGCGAGTGCCTTGTTGAGCTTGTCGTTCAGTTCTTCAACGGAAGTTTCGGTCTTGTCAGTCATCACTCTCCTTTGGCCGGTAGCCTATGTGAGTTGCGCCGGGAGCGCGGTTTGTGTCGGCGGAGCCGACAGGCTATTTAGTCTGCGGATCAAGGTTCACTGGAAGTGGAGCGCTGAATTGCTGCCAATCGAGAAAGTTATAGAACGGGCAAAAGCGTCAGGATTTGATGCTGAACTCGCGGCAGCGAGCACCTTCGTAAAGCTAGGCTTCAGCGTGAACCACAACGTCTACTACATCGACAAAGATGAGGGTAAGGGGCGCGAATTCGACATTGATGCTCACTATGCCGCCGTAGATTGTGGAGGGACGCCAGAGGTTACGTGCCGAGTGTTTCTCTGTGTAGAGGTGAAGAGGACTCAAGAGCCGTTTATCTTCTTTTCTAATGAGATGAGTAAGGTGGTTGAGGGAGGAGGCGGGTTTAGCGTCCTACATTGGAAAAAGAGGATCGATGGAAAGCTGCTGACTTACAAGCAACTTGAGAGAAAAAGGCCCTTTGCCGACATCAAGCGGATGGCCCGATCTTACTCGGCATTCAAGGATGCTAGGGAGCAGCATATAAAGAGCGCCGTCCTCTCAGCGTTCAAGGCTGCACTTCACAAGAAGGACAACATAAACGAAGAATACTCTGATGTTTCGCATGACATGGTTATCATCGTCCCGCTTGTCGTGGTGGATGGCCCCATCTACGAGTGCTTCTTCGCGGAAAGTGGAGAGCTTACAGCGCAGCAGGTCGATTCGGTGGTATACCTACAAAATTACATGTCCGAGAGTTATGGTAGCCAGTCTGTGAGAGTCGTAGTTACAACTGCTGAATCACTGCCGTCTGTGGCAAACAGTTACAAAGCTTGGATCGATGATCTTCTGCAAGCAATCAAGAGCAACGTAGATTAGCGAATTATTTGTAAAATCGGGTCCTTATCAGGCGAGATCGTCGGATGTGATGTCGCCGGTATAGCTCGGATCGGTGATGATCAGCGTAATCGCCTCATCAACCCACCCGCGTTGCTCGAAGGCGTCCTCCAGCGGCAGCTTGGTGGTGAGCCAGTCAAGCTCACGCAAATCGTCGCGCGAGATCGCGTCACCGCGCTCACGGACAAGCTCAAGCATCGCCTCAAGCGGCTGTGCGTTTACCATCGATCAAATCCTCAATCAGTTTAACTGCCTCGACGCTCGCCATGTCCTTTCTGCCCATGAAGTAGAGGGCGAACTGTTCAGCAAACCACTCTTTGCTGTTCGTGAACGCATACTTCGACCGTATTTGACTTGTCGCTTCCTTGTCGATCCGAACTTTTGCCCAAATGTGATCGAGCAACCGTTCAATCGGTGGAGCCCCATAAACGTTCCGGTGCCCACGCTGTGCGTAGGTCTGGTGAACATGGTGCCCCATTTCATGATACATGACTGAGCGCGCGCGATCCATACCGCTGAAGTAATGATCGACGGTATGCGGGCGCTTGGTAAGATCATCACCGGGCATCCACTCGGATGGCTTGAACTCAGCGGCGCTCCCCACTTTCTGTGCCTGTCGCTTGGCCTCGAAAGCCTTTTTGCTGATGAGGTGATATTCCTTGTAGAGCTTGCTCTGCTCAGCGCTGAGTTTGGCGATCAGAGCACGGTCGGGTTCCGCGTTGTCATAGAGCGCCCTGATCTCCGTCCTGAGATCGTCGATCCGCTCAGCCAGTGCGGCTGCTTTCCCGGAAAGATCGGCGGCTTTCGCCGCAACCGTGTCGTCGGTCTTGCCGATCTTACCCGCGAAGGCGTTCAAGTGGGGTGGATTAAGCCCGAGCACGCCATCGCCCATGTTCGCCACGGTGCCGCCACCTGTGATGGTGCGAACCGCCCGGAGCTTCGGGACGTGAAACTTGACGGCGAGCGCGTCTAGCTCGGGGAGGATCGCCGCCACCATGCTAGTAGCCTCATCTGTGAACGCGGTTGAGAAGCTCGACTTGCCGAATGCGGACGGCTGAACACCACGAAACTGAGGGCGAGGATCGTAACGGAAGTCCTTCGCATTTCCTGCAAGCTCCTCCGAGAGGCGCTTCTGAATGGCAAGGCGGGGCTCGACGGTGATCGTCTCATCAGTGACGGCAGGGTTGCGGATGTCTGTGCTGATCGGCTCTGGGGTGGGCTCAGGAGCGATCTCAGGCTCGGGCGTGATCACAGTGGCGGTGCCGGTCGTCACCACACCCTCAGCGGCCCTTAGATCGGCAATCGAGCGGTAGCCGCCTTGATCGTTGAACAACTGCCGCCACGAAACCTTGCCGGTGCGGAATAGCTCAGCCCGCGCTTCGCTCTTGAGCGCAACGGCTTGCCGCTCAGGTGGCTGAGCGCTCACCCAAGCTTCCATGTCGGTATCACCCGCGACTTGCCCATCCATGCTGGCGCGAGCGGCAGGAGCTACTTCGTCACGATCAACGCCAAGCTCCTTAAAGCTCTTGGTGACCGGGATGAGGATCGAGCGGCAACGCGGGTGTGCCGGGGGCTGGGGGAAGGTCTCGCCGATCGGGTAAACGGTGCCGTCGCGGCTCTGGCAGATGGGTGTGGTGCGCGTGTCGAGTGTGGCGATCCATTTGAGGGCCTTGATCAGCCCTGAGCGCTTGTAGCTCTCAACTCGCGCATTGTTCGCCACTGTTGCAGATGCGGTGAGCACCAGCGTTTGGCAGGATCGCCGCGATATCTGGAGGATGCCATCTTCGTAGCGGGCAGCTTTCGTGCCCATGATACGGGCGACGATCTTGTCGGTGTTCTCGCCCTGTAGGAGCCCGAGCCGGATCGCTTGCTCAACGCGGCCTTGCCGGTTGGCGCTCATGTGATCGGTCCAGCTTGCTAGGAGATGGCCGTCGATCGGCGAGTTGTTCACGAGCGTGCGGAGGAACGGTGCCGGGGGAAGATCGACCCGGCTCTTGAGGCTCAAGGTGCGTTCTAGCGTGGTGCCAGCCCACGAGGCTTCATAGGCCGCGCGATCGATAAGCTCGCCCTCAAGCTTCTTGCCCACGCGGCTGTAGACCGCTGAGTTGATCGCCCGCACTTCGGTGAGCATGTCGTTGAGGCGATTGGTGGTGGCAGGCCCGAGATCGCTGCCGCGCTCGGTGATCTTGACTAGGCGTCGAGCGAGCGTGTCGCTGATATCCTCATCGGCTGAGTTGAGCAGTTTGCCGATACGCGCGCTTGTCTCAGCGTCATAGTCCGCCGCATGAAGAGCGTGCCTGATGGCTTCGTCGCGTAGAGTGTCGTTGGCGGGCTTCACCGTCTATTTAGGCGGCGATCACCGGGGTAAGCGCTCACTCCAGCCCCGGTGACCCGGATCAAATCATATCCGTGGGAGGCCGATCGATGTTGGTCCGCTCCTGCCGAGCTTGTTCCTCATCCCAAGTGAGAGCGTCGGAGACAAGCTCACCGGCCTTCATCATGTCGAAGAAGGTCTCAGCGGACATGCGGCCTGCCTGAACCACTGCCAGCATGCTGGACAGGTCTTGCGCGGTCATCGGGGTGGGGAGGAAGTCGGTGTTGAGCGTGAAGCTCACGGGCTCCGTCGCCATCCAACCCATCGCGATGTTGAGCGCCTGAGTGATCCCGCCGCTCACGCAAGTGGTGACCGCTGCCAAGATCGAGTTCTCAGCCGAGCGGCGGATCAACAGCGTTTCAGCGGCTTCGCCCACGAGCTTATCGCTCTGTAGGATTTTGGAGCCGATGTTCGCCATCTGCTTTTCGATCGCGTCAACATAGTTGCTGAGCGATGCCACGCCTTGGCCGCTGTGCTCGCTGATATCGACCTTAACCTCTTGGCCGTCCTTGCCGCCTTTGAACTGCCAGATAGAATCAACGGCGACGCGGAACTCAGTTTCAAAATCGTCGAGGCCGGTGACATAGCGGATGGGTGCCCCGATGTAGTTGAGCACATTGTTGAGCCGTGCCTGAGCCCGGTAATGGGAGACGTTCAAGCGGCAGAGATCGTCGAACGGAGCTTTAGGCGGGGTGAGCGTGTTCGGCTCTGTGGTGATGATCTTGAGCGGGATGGCGTTGAGTGGTTTGCCATCCTTGAGCGGGGTGATCGTCTCGCCCTGAAACCATGTGCCGCCAATGAGCCGGTGCATCGTGACGCTGTAGACGCCTTCCTCAAGCCGTAGCTCGCGAATGGTGTTGAGATCATCAAGCAGGCGAGCACCCACGATGGCGCGGCGGTTGCCGATGCGGGCGAACGCGACATCAAGGATCGCCTCAGCCTTGTAGAGTGCGAGACGGGGGACAAGGCCAAGCTCGAATGCCTGAGCCTTGCTGATCGACCCTTCTGGCATCGTGGGATGATCGACAAGTAGCGCCGTCCAGTTGGTGATCATCGTTTCCGAAAGGAGCACGCGGGCAAGCTGCTCAAGGTTGAGCGCGTCGGTGACGGTCTCGAAGTAGTCAGCGAGGCCAGCGGGTGCGGTGAAGCTGGCGGGCTTGCGGAACACAAGGCCGATGTTGGCCTCAAGCGTGCGGCAAGCGCCGGGGAAGTAATCGACGCTATCGACATATGCGAGGTAGGCGCTGTCGGACTGTCCGTTGATGCGCTTGAGGTAAGCTTCGCCAGCGGCTTTGATTTCATCTTCGCCCGCGATGACGTCACGGTTGCGCTGCCAGCGCTTAGCCGCTGCGAGGTATTCGGGATTACGGGCGTCGATCGTCATCGACTATTTATTCAGCCCCAGAACCCCTCCGCAGGTGAGGCACGGCCCACCTTCGGGATCGCTGCCCTGTCGGTGAGTGCGGTGACACCCCAGACGAGAGAGTCGAGGCGATCGGGCGAACCCGATTTCGAGCGATTGAACGATGAGTGAAAGGCGAACATTTGCCGCTCAAGGGTAGGGAACTCGCCCACGTGCTTGATCTTGCCATCCGTGTAGAGGATCGAGACAGGCTCAGCGCGGATGACCTTGCCCCGGCTCGCGCGCACGGGTTTGATGGGCAGATAGGCGTTGATGTGCCGAAGCGGTTCTTTGACAAGATCGCCGCCTTGGTTCTCTTCAATTACGATGAAGTCCGCCCGCCATTCGAGATAAGCTTGCTCCACGGCTGTGGCCCAATCGGTAGGGGAGCCTCGAAGCGAGTAGTCGGCGAGCACATAGACGATGCCGTCCTCATCGATCCCGGTGACGGTAATGCCGTGTTCGTCGGACTTCTCGTGCGAGGAGACGGCAGGATCGACATTCACCCCGATGCGCACCAGCGGCGGGATGGCGGCTAGGCGTTCCTCGATCGAAGCTGAGGCGGCGACCGGCACCCGATTGGCGTTGACGATGCTCGGCTTGAACATCGAATATTCGCGTTCGGAACGCCAGTAGCCGGTGACGAACCGCTGCACCTTCTCGTCGGACATGCGGCGCGCACGCTGGAGGTAGTTGGCCGCAACATGCGTGGCGTCCTCAGCGAGGTTCATCTGCAAGGATGCGTAATCGGCGGGATCGTCGAGCGGCATGTTGCGCGCCGGATCGAGCCCCTTTTCCCAGATTGCGAAGGTCCAGTCCTCGACATCAGGGTTGAGATCGAGAAACATGAGCGGCTTGAGAACCTTGCCGCTCGCCTTCGCGGTTTGTCCCGATAGACGGGTGCTCAGCGTCTCAAAGTCATCGTATTCAAATTCAGTGCATTCGTTCATCCATATGGTGTCGAACTCCTGTCCGAGCACGCGATCACGGTTGTTGTCATCGAAGCCATAGAAGCCGATCACTGAGCCGTTGCTAAGCTCAATCGACATTTCTTCTTTATTGATCGTGCAGTTCTTGGGGTTGCTGAGAAAGCCGGGGAAGGCGAGGTCGCACGCTTTGCGGAAGGCGACCTTGAACAGCGTGTCCTTGGCGGCGACGGCGCTGCGCCTGAAAATACCATGGCGCGAACCGGGCGAGGTCATCGCCCGCATCAGGATCATGTAACTGATCACGATCGACTTGCCCGATCGTCCGCCACCGTAGAACAAGAGGTTCGTGGCAGTGGTAGACTTCACAAGGTCCATCGCAGCTTGCTGCAATGGGATAGGGGCGAACTGTGATGGTTGGTCGGCGAGCTTCACCGACTATTTAATCAGACGCGATTACATGCTCGGCTTGACTTCAGTATATGGCTGGAGCGAGGACGCGGCTCTTCGTTTCAGGAGTGCCGGGATGATCAAGATGCTAGTTGCCGCAGCCGCCTTGGCGTTCGCCATGCCAGTGATGGCGGCTCCGGGATCGCCAATGGTGGGCAAGCTGACGGTGGGTATGACGCGCGCGGAAGTGATGGTGGCATACCCCGACGCCTATAAGGGGCGCACGAGCCCGAGCGTGCTTGGCACCGCAGATGGCGACCAATCCAAGACCTACATGAGCTATGATGCTCAGGACCGGCTTCTTGAGGCTCGCGTCGTAGGATATCAGGTCGAGTCTATCGAGGCATCTTTGATCGCCAAGTATGGCGAGCCGCGTGTCGAGGCGAGGACCTTCACCTACCCCGTGCGCGATAGCGCCACGGTGCTCAACTGGCAGAAGGATGGCGTGGCGATCAGCTTGGATAAGCGCCAGAACATCTACTATCTCACCTACCGCGCGATCGAAGCGGTGGAGGGGCTTTAGGCTCGATCCAATGGAGGCATTCGCAATGAGCTACCACAATCGCATCCGCCGCTATGGGCAGGGTTCCACCCGGACGGTCCCCGCGCTGCTCAGCCCCGAAGATGTCGCCGCGATCTTCGAGGCCAACTTCGACAAGGTTGATCAGGTTGGCGATGGCCTGTGGCCGTCACGCTCTCAGCACGACGGCCACAAGGCTCCCGACGATCGTTGAAACGGCTAGCCGTTACTCAGCGCTGGTGGGCTCAGTCGCCTTCGACACTGCCTTCCGGGGCTTGCGAGCCTTCTTAGGCGGCTCAGCCGGGGCCTCCGGCTCTGGCGCGACAGGGGCAGCTTCCTTGGGCTTGCGCCCCAACCCGATCGTCTTGGCAAGCTCGCTGCGCCGTGCTGCATAGCCGGGAGCCACCATCGGGTAATCGGCTTTGAGGCCGAAGGCTTCGCGGTAGCTCTCAGGGGTGTAGCCGTGAAGGGTGATGTGCCGCTTGAGCGTTGAGTATGGCTTGCCGTCGATCATCGAGATGATCTTCGCGGGATCGGAGAGGCTCTTCCGGGCGGTCACTTTCCCTTCCATGGGGAACGGGACCTCCGGCCCGCTCGCCGCCTCTTTGCCAAGCTGCGCGAGAGCTTCATGAACGCCTTTGATGAGATCAGGGAGGCTAGCGGTTTCAACGCTATTATGAGAGACATGAGCAGTAATGATTTCAGCCGTGAGGGCCTTGAGATCGACGGACACTATTTTCTCCACTTGCGACAGTCGCGATCTAGGCGGTGAGTGGAAATAGCTCAACCCGCGCCGGGAGTAATCGCATTCCAAAGAGTGGTTCGCCCCTCGCGACAAAGTTTGTCCCTCACCGTTGCGGACAATGCCGCATCGGCACGCATTCGGTCCCTAATGCGCAAGAAGTATTTTGATCTCTCCTGAACAAGCAGTGCGAAAGCTCGCTGGAGCGCCGCGTCCTGTTCAGGGTCGTCGGTCGCGGCGGGGGCTCTGAACTCCGGGAGTGGCTTGGCGAAGTGGCTGGGCCCTTGCTGAGGCTGAGCGGCATCATACCAAGCGGCATGGTCGGCGCTTTGCGCACGATACCGTTCTCCGTCGCGGCGCTTCAAGGCGACTGAGATTGCCCTGTCGATGGCTTTGGACTCCCGGTAAAACGCTTCCCGTTGTTCAGCCAAAGCGTCTTTCCCGACTTTCGCGGTTACCTGTGCTTGCTCGACGAATGAGTTCACATCGCTGATGGCCTTCCCGATGCCCGCCAAAGCATCGGAAAGGTTGAACGGCTTGGACTTGACGGCACTCTGGGGCGGGGGGTTCAGCTTCAGTTCGCTGCTCCGCATAATCTTCGCGACTGCGGCTTGAGCATCGGCGAATATGTCCTGTGCCGGAATGCGGATAACAGCGAAGCCTTGCCCATGAAAATAATTATCACGGCCCAAGTCTCTCTTCACCGAATGCTCTGAAGAGTGGTAAGTTTTGCCGTCCACCTCAACAATGATCTTGTCGTTGATCAGGAAATCGACCCGGTAGGGCTTCATCGGCACTTGGAGCCGCAGCTTCAAAATTCGAGATTGTAGCGTGCCGTCATGCGGCGTGAGGCCGTATGACTCGACGAAGGCATGAAGCAGTTCGATTTCGGGTGGGGAGTCGCAGAGATCGTCAAAGAGGTCTAGCCAGTTAGGGTTGGCAGTGGTGACTGTCTGCCAGTCAGTCTCGGGAGTCAGCCCTAACAACGCTTGCTGCGTGGCAAGGTTGGCGCGCTGAACTGCCTCGCCCCGAGCGATCAGAACCTTGAAAATCTTTCCGATCGGCAACGCATTTTCTCCGAACAAAGAAGGCATCGTGTGTCGCCGCGCCTCCATAGCGGCTTTAGTGGATCAAGGCTTAATCTGATCTCAACGACCCGCCATCGCCTGTCATTGGTTTTCGCCATTCTCGTGGACATCGGTGAAGAGGCACTTGCTCCGCTCGATCGAGAATAGCCAGACGCGCTGGCGCTCACCGCGTGCATTCACGAGATCAAAGCGCGACTGACCGACGCCATAGAGAATACGCCCGCCGTGCCGAAGGCTGCGGACGCGAAGCTGATCGGAGATTTCGTAAAGCCCCTCATACCCCGCCACCGGGAACCATATTTCAGTAGTCATGAGGTATTTAGGTAGAATGGTGCTTTTCAGCGCCTTACAGGCCCATCAACTCATTTCTGCCGGGTAATATACACGCGAAGGTAGAACGGCGGATCTCTGCGGGTTTCAGAAAGCGTGTTTTTGGCAGATTTCTGCCGTTCTACCTACTTTGAGCGTTTTGAAAGGTCGTTTTAAGAGAACGCCGTCATAGAAGCTTCGTCCCATGACCGATTGCACCGACCGATGAGTTTCCCGAAGGCGGCTTACACGGCATTCCTCTTCCTGATCGGCCTGATTGCATTCTTGAGTGCTGTGGTGGTCCGAGGCTGGTTAAGTGCGCCATTCACCGTCGTGGCTTGGGGTGTAGCCTACTTGGTTGAGAACTCCGTTCGCCGAGGCGAGGTGGATGATTGGAAGGGCTACTTGGGGCTTCCGATATTCTGCTTTGTCCTTTTCGCTCTTGGCCTTCCTTCGGTGATCAAACGGGAGGAAACGCAGGACGAGCACATCGTCTCCTTCGATAAGCTCCGGGTATCACAGGGAGTCCTCAAGAAGGGCGTGTCGGGTGACATGACCCTCATCAGAGATAACAAGCCGAGCTTGTCATTGCTCTGTGGCGATAACGCCGGGAAGGGATCGCACCAGACCTGTATCCGGGATGGCTTGTCACAGGCTTTCGGGAAGCGAGTGACTGTCTACCACGAGCCCGAGTTCAAGAGGGTGGTGCCGCGTGCGATCATCTATGAAGTTCGCTACAATGGGCAGCGTCTGATTAGCTATGATAGGATCGTGAAGAACCACATCTATCGCCGGAAAAGAAGGGCGGAGTCGGAGCACGATTTGACGATTATGCTCTTTGTTTCGACGATCTGCGGAATGATTTACGTGGCACTTCGACGGCGAGAGCAGCTTCGGAGTCAGTAGATCGACCTTGGGTCGCACCTTTGAAAAACGGTTTAGAACCGAGCCGGAGAATGGCCGGTTGCCTCGATTTTCCGAAAGGGGGGTGACGGGGGTGGGGCTAGGTCGATCGTCCCGGTTCGATCCTCGCCAGCAAGTTGCTCACCGACTTTGCGTGCCACCGTCCACCACGGGGCGTGCGGATGGTCCGCTCGTTCAACGCGGTGGCGATCCCGTTCAGGCTCGTAGTGCCGGTCGCGCGAATGGCGGCGATCACGGTCACGAGATCGTGGGCATGAGCGTTGGCTTTCGCGGTGATGGTGGAGAGTGCGGCCTGATTGCCCTTCTGAGCCCTTCTCAGCGCTGCGGCACCGTTGGGGTTGCCGAGCTTCGCCCCGCGCGCCTTAGCGGCTCGTAGGGCTTCCTTGGTCCGTGTGGAGGTGGCCTCACGCTCTTGCTGAGCGATCAGGGCCATGATGCCGATGGTGAGGCTGTTCGCATCCGGCATATCGGCTGCGACGAACTCGGTGCCGCTGTCCTTGAGTGTCATGAGGAACGCGGCATTTCTGCTCAATCTGTCCAGCTTTGCAATCACGAGTGTCGCGCCGGTCACCTTCGCATGATGAAGTGCTCGCGTAAGCTCGGGGCGGGCGTTGTTCTTGCCGCTCTCGATCTCTGTGTATTCGGCAAGCATGTCGCACCCGCGTGCCGCGCAAAAATTCTCGATCGCGTGGCGTTGAGCTTCAAGCCCAAGACCCGATCGACCTTGTTGCGACGTTGAGACACGGTAGTAGTGGATGGTTCTCATATCCAACCATCCACGATTTGCTTGATCGCACTCTTCTTGGTCGCAAAGCGTTGAAGCGGTTCTGCCCCCTCATATAGCTGCCACGGTAAATGCGGCATCGCGTCATCGCGCATAAGCACAAAGTATCGCTGATCGCAGTTGATCTCGTAGAAGCCCCACCGGCCTGCGATCATGTAAGGAAGCGCCACAAGGCACGCGATACCACGTTGAATAAAACGGCGCTACATCCGTTAGGCAGTCTTACAAACTTTCCGAACTGTGCGTTTCGGACTCAGAATTGATCAGCATCCGGGGGCAAGATGTAAGCCACCGCCTGCCGAATATCGATTTGCTGCCGATCGGAGAGGTTGCGGTTCATCGTCCGGGCATATCGATCCAAGACCGCCACCTTGAGCTTCGAGCGCTCGACGGGTTCGTTCTCATTCCACGCCACCTGAAACATGCGTTCGAACAGCGTGCTTGCCCCCATCTCCTGAGCGCGGGTGAGACGGGCACGGAACACATCGTCATCAATGGCGCGCTGGTAGACGCTGCCGGAGGCGATCCCGAGTTCCTCGCATACCGCGACGATGAGATCGCCGCTGGCGACGCGCACAAGGATCAGTTCGAGGTGCGCTTCCGTGACCTTGCGGTTGCAAATCGCGGGGGTGAGCGTCGCCTTAGCCATCTCGCTGATCAGTTTGCGAGCGTTAGGCTGTCCAGCGCTCTGTGCAAGGGTCTTTTTGGCCTTGGGAGTGAGCGGGACAGGCGCGGAAGGGTTCTTGCGGGGCATGGTCTTATTTAGCGGACGGTGCCCTCAGAGCGTCAGTGCTGAGATCAGTTGATTTTCTGCGGCTTTCCAGCTTCAAACCGTCGATTTACCCGGATTAAGGCCGCGAATTTGGGCCATCCTGCGTCCAACGTCTTTGATCGACTGCTTCCCGAGCGCCACCATAAGCACTCCGGGGTGCTTCTCGACAATCTCAGCTATCGATTGGCTGCCATCGACGCCAATAAGGGATGGGGCAGGTATGGTGGCGGGGCAAAGTCGGGCATATCTCTATTTAGGAGCTTGAGGCACCTTAACAGCAGTCTTCCGATGTGTTCAACAGTCAGGTAGAGTGCGATATTTCGAGTGACAAAGAGAGTATAAGATGATTCCTGAACAAGATTATACACCTGCAATGCGAAGGCTCCTCGACATCATAAATGATGGGCAGGGAGAAGCACCATTCAACCTTGACGGCTTTGAAGATAAGCATGGCAAGCTTCACCTTGTGATGACACCCAACCCAAAGTTTGAGAAAGAGGATGACGAATAGTCACCCGAGCGTGAGGTTAAATGACATACTACATCGAGTGGAAGCTGCCGAACGGTCACACAGAGCAGGAGACATTTGCCGATTTGGGCGACGCAAAGATCGAGGCCACTTATCGAGCTAACAAATTCGCGATAGAACACGGCAGTTGTGAGATACTGATCACCGATGAAACCGGTCAAGCTCACCTTATCCAAACCAATTCTTACCACGGCTAGCTTGAAGCATGGCTAAGAAGATCGGTAAGAGCAAAAAGCGTGACGATTACGTTTACGGCATCGTGAACGTCACCGATGGCTTTGTGGATATCCGGTATGATGAGCAGTCGGGCAAGATCGAGCTTGTCGGCGCGGAACCCGGCTCCACGAAGGTCGAGCGGAGCTACAAGCGTGAAGGTGGAAAGGGCGATAAGGTAGTCGCTTCCGTTCCTCATGATCCGGGTGCTCCCTTTGATCCCGATGATGCCTTGAAGAGCTTTGAGAATGTCGTGATCATGGACACGAATAAGCGGACCATCGCTGGTAAGGATTGCGCTGTCTGCTTCTCTTACAATATTCCGGTTAAGCTCACTGAGCATGAGGGCGGCATACCCTATGGCCCTCTCGCAGCCTACTTCATCGTTGGCATTAAGAAAGGCGTGAACCCCGAGCGGATTGGCTGGCACTTAACTCTCTCGAACAGCATAAGCTCAGAGTATAACCCTCGCGTTCATGGGCGCTTGGCCGTCGTCACTGACAGTGAGTTAGGCTTACACCCGGACATCAACCGACAAAGGGTTCCTTACTACGCCGATCATACGCTGCCTGAGTGGGCGAAGCTCGTCTACGCATCTGACAAGGAGACCGACACGCTTGGTGGCGAGATCATCAAAGCTTGCCATAAGGGCGCGACATTGGTGATTGAAGAAATGCGGAAACGAGCAAATCCGTTCGACAACCTTGCGGATGGTGATGATAACTTCGAAGGCTACAAACAGATATTTTTCTCGACGCAATAAAGCTCTGGGATCGATATGGCGAACGACGTAACTGACGCAGCCGACGAAGAACCCGGCTACTACAGCTTATCGGAGGAACACTTCCACCTTCTTCCCAAAGAGCTTCGCAGCCAGTTTGAAGCCATGGCAGCGGATGGGCGAACCATCTTGGACTCTGTCGAAAAGGAGTTGGATCGTCTCACCAAGATATCCACATCGATGGCGACCCTTGCCTCTTTGCGTTATATCTATGATCGCCTTTCGAAGCATCAGTTTTCGCCAGACGAAGAATGGATGCTAGAACTTGACATGCTCACGACGGCGTTCCTTGTGACTTACGTTCGCCTTCATCAAGGCAAAGCAGGTAGCGGCTTTGATCGTAGCCACCTTCCCGAGCATCTACGCGCAAAGCATGATGAAGTTCTTGAGCTTAGGAATAAACGGTTTGCGCATACCGACTTCCATCCATCTGTCCGCAATATGATGGAAATCAGCTTCAAGGACGGGGTGTTCATAGCTGCGCCGAGCCTAAGCCTTGGATATTTTGTCGGCGGTGCGACTGAGTGGAAGGAACTGGTCGAGTCAGTCGAGGCCATCTACTATGATCAAAAAGAGAAGCTGATGGCGCGCCTTACCCATAAGACCGCATATCAATGGAAGCTTATTGAGGGACCGCCCCCCGATGACGCCGGTTAGCCCGGTGCCCTTTGGCTTGTGGGAGTTAGTGCGCGAGCGGCCCTTCATCGGCCATGCCACAACCAAGCAAGTCGAGGCGGGGCGATACGTTATCGGCGATATGCCAACCGACGCTCAAGTTGGCTTCGATGTCGCGAGCGATCTTCTAGCGGTTCGATCTTATGTGATCGGGCTACTGGATAGCCTCTATCGCCGGGGCATTGAGGCACATCCTCGGGAAGCGATGTGGTGGGTTGTCCGGGAAGCATCCCGTGATCCTCTTATCTTTGCAGCTATCCGGCGCTGGAGCCGCAACCGATACAACGAAGATCGCGGTCCCGCCAGCGTTGGCGCTACTCGCTACTTCGATGAGCTTAGCCGTGTTGCGATCGAGAATTGCCGCGCCGCCTTGCCGTCAGAGATCGAGAACATCGCTGTGCGGAATGCCGCGTTAAGGGCTTGTGGTCTCGGGCGCTTGATCTCCGCTGCGTCGCCAACCATCCATTATCGCAACGGGGGCGAGGTCACGGTGCGAATGCTCTCTGATGTCGTGTTGAGTAGCCGTTGGCCGTGGTGGGCTTACTGGCTGATCAAAGCGCCAACGTTCATTTCGGTAGAAGCATTCTGCCATTTCAGAAATGAGCAACGGACCTTCTCTGCATCGAACATACAGCACGCCGGTTAATCGCTACCATCATGACCGCTCCCCTAATCGGCGCAGCCGCCAAGCATCATTATGTGCCCGAGTTCTATCTTCGCTGGTGGACTGGCGCAGATCGCAGGCTCGAACGCTACACCAAGCCGCATCCATCCAAGATCACCGTGCGGCGCGTCTTCCCGAGCGAGACAGGCTTCGAGATGAACCTATACCGCTCTCCCGATGATGAGCGGCTCGGAACGCCTTGGCTGGAGACGAGCATCTTTCAACGCCTAGACGACCTTGCCGCCCCGGTGCTGAGGAAGCTCAATGCCACCCCGGTGGCACGGCTCACGGATGCGGAGCGCTCAGCTTGGAGCGTGTTCGTGCGGGCGCTGTTCTATCGCACCCCCGCCACATTGCAGGCCGTTAAGGAGTCAGGCGTCTATGACTGGCGTAAGGTTGTCGAGAGTGTGGGCGACCGCTACTTGGCGATCAAAGGGCCGAATGCCCCCCCGACGCTGGAGGAGTATATCGCCAACCAATCAACGCTCGACATCGAAGGTGCCATCCTGCGTGTGCTCCCTTCGGTCCTCGTCGGCGAAAAGGTGGGCCAAGTGCTGAATGACCTTCACTTGCGAGTGATAGTCACGCCGCCTGATGTTCCGAGCTTCTTGATCTCGGATGACTTTGTGTTGCGCACGAATGGGATCACCGTGCCGGGTGGGCATCTCGCCCTGCCGATCTCACCGCGCCGATTGGTTATCATGGCTTGGGAGAAGAGCACCGTAAACGACATAGCGGCGATGAAACCCCGTCACTTGGTCACTCAGGTAAATCAATGGATCGTGGGGAGTGCCCGCCATTTCGTCGCAGCTATCGACCAGACACAAGACCGCTTCATTCGAAACCGCTTCGGCAACGATCTCAAGGAGCCGATGTCGAAGCGAAGTGAGACCTCGCTAGTCAAGCTGTGGAGGCTATGAAAGCACGTGGGAACGGCCTGACCGGCGCGACGCGCGATCGGTAGCAGGAAGATCAGCGAGAGGTGTGAAGAGGAATAGGCAATTTTTGTTGATTGGAACCGCATGGCCGAACCGCCATTTGCTATCTGGGGGCGAGTCAAATGGCTGGAGCCTATATGCAAGATAGTTGGTGTGCGCCGATCGTCAGTCGGCATGGAAATACCGTCAGCGGTGGTGCGGCTCGTAACGTCCGTATCGCAGCCGCTGGTGGCATGGATACGATCGTTCAAAGTGTTGCTAGCTGGGCACTTCAGCAAGCAGAGGACGCCGTGCGACGGCAGCGCAAGAGCGCAAAGAAGCTCATGGCCCTTCCCGCGCAACAGCCATCGGCCAAGCAGCGCCGACTTGAGCAACGGGTCCATTGAGGTAACTGCACCCGATGAACCGACCTGCGTAGGCGCTCCCTTCCGCAAGCACGACATCGGGCGCAATGCCCCCGCTCATGCCCTCGATCATTTTTTAAGACGCGCAAGCCTCGTGACTTCGAGCCAGATTGATACCTTGGACTTCGAGCACGAAACAAAATTTCAGACGCGCAAGCCTCGTAGTGACTTCGAGCAGGCATGTGAGCGCAGCGAGCTTGTCTTGTGTATTATACATAAGCCCGCTCGGGCTGGTGTCTTGTGTATTATACCAATTAACTAAGACATCACTGGTATAATACACAAGACAATATCAGCCCCCCGATTGCGCGATACGCCCCGTGGCCCATGTCTGCATCTTCGTCGATTGGAGATCGGTTGCGCGCGACTGTCCCACCACTGTGCTGTGGCGTGGTCCAGAGCGGGTCTCCTTGGTGGTCATCTTGAACGGCTTACCCGCACCGTCGAGTGTCGAGCACGCAGGCAGGAGACAGGCGCTATCCGGTCCTGTGACCAGCATGATCGCCTCCACCGTGCGCGCCTCGATCTCAGCGGCGGAGATTAGGGCGTAATGGTAGGGATGCCAGTGCGTGCCACCACCGGCCTTTGCCGATCGCTTCACGCACAGTCGCGCTATCAATAGCCCCTTGGCTTCTGCACCCGGTAGCACTTGCTCGACAAGGAACCGCATCTCCTCCGGGTCCATCGCCTTCCACGCTCGCTTCAATCGCGCACGGATTTGGTCTGCGGTGAATAGGTCGCCGACATTCGCGTAGAAGTCGGGCTGCTTCGTGGTGAGCGGGGTTCGATGTCCCGCCACACTGGCGCGAACGCTTACCGCATATCTGGCGGGACGCTCCCGGCTATTATCGCCCTCAGCCTTGGTCCGCTGACCGTGAGGTTGGTTGTCCCAGATGCTCAACTCGACGGTGCCGGGATGTGCGGGGAACGCCTTGAGCGACACCGGCATGGGCGCATCCTTGAAACGCTTGGTAAAGCGTGCCTGAAAGACGCCTGCAAGGGCGCTGTCAGCGTCGATGGCTTTTTCGATGTGGTCGAGCATCGCTGCGAAGCTCAACGCACCTGTAGGGGCTCCTACGGGGCTTGGGGCGGTATCGTTAGCGGGCTCTCGCGCGGCAAGCATCGCACGCAGTCGTGTGGTGGCATTTTGGCTTAGTGGCGGCGGAGCGTAAGCGTCGGCTTCGTCGGCCTCTTCGTTATAGTTCATGACACAATCCTTCAGACAAGAAAAAGCGCCCGGTAGGGTCATGGTCCCACCGAGCGCCGAGTCTTCTTGTCTAAGGAAGTGCGCCCCACTGTAAGGCACGCAACTATTTAGCTCAATAATTCCTTTGCTCGCCAAGGGCCATGACTCCCCAAGCCTCGTATTTAGCAAGGATGCGCCAAGCGACGCTTAGTTCGCAATATTAAAAGAGGAAGGGTGTTTTTAGACCCTTATCAAGCGCTGATTTAGCCACTGGCGTAAATACCAACGGGACACGCACGTCCCGTTGGAGAACTCACGATGTCTACTACCATTACTACCATACTGGCGATCAGCATCGCCATATTCTTGTTCCGCGCCTTGATGCGCCAAACTCTTCGAGCCGATCGGGCTGAAGCCGCTTTCGCGAGAGTTGAAGCCACGATCAGGGAATGTGAGCGCGCTACGGCCACTAAGCCGAAGGCGGGAGCGTAATGGCTCGCCCTCGCAAGCACCCTCTGCCGACGATCGCCGAGCTTCGTTACTGCTTCGACTACGATCCGCAATCCGGTGAAATCCGCACGCGAGCGCGTGAGGGGGACGACGCTTACATCCTCGCGTTCAACCGCCGCTATGCCGGTCGCGTCGTCGGTTCCGTGATGAACACTGGCTATCGCTGGATCAGGGTGCCCGGTTACGGGACTATGCTGGGGCACCGGCTTGCATGGGCGATCCACCATGGGCGGTGGCCTACCGAGATCGACCACCGCGACGGCGATAAGCTCAACAACCGACTCGACAACCTACGCGAGGTCACACGCGCACAGAACAATCACAATCGGCCAACGCGGGCTCGAAGCGGCTACAAGGGCGTGAAGGCACGCGGCAACAAGTGGGTGGCGTCACTCAAGGCGAACGGCCGCCACCGGCATCTAGGAACCTTTGAGACCCGCGAGCTTGCTCACGCCGCTTACCAACGGGCTGCACGAGAGCATCACGGTGACTACCTTAACCTTCGCGTGATCCCAGTGGGCTTGGTCTCAGCCGCTTTCGCAATCAGCATCGCTTCTCAGGGCCGCAGCACCATGCGCTAGATAGCCTTCTAGAAGCTGAGTTCAAAGCGGGCATGGATGACTTACGATTCGAAAATCTATAATCAATTATAACTGATTTGCAGTTCGCCTCTTTCCAAAGTCTTCTTAAAAGATTTGACAGGTCGTGGAAATCTGGTAGGTTGCCGCTCGTATAGTTAGAGCCGATTTACAGGCTCGCGAGCCGCCGTCTCGTCCAAAGCAATGCACGGCACCCCGCTCCTGATCGAATGATCAGGTCGGCTGCGCCGTGGGCAATCCTGCTTCCGGTCAACGCTTTGGACGGAGATGAATATGTCCAAGAAGTCCGTGCCTTTTGGTTCGTCCGCGATCGAGTGGACCGATGCAACGTGGAACCCCGTGGTTGGCTGCACCCGCCACTCCGCTGCCTGTGACAACTGCTACGCTATCCGAATGTCGGCGCGACAGCAGGGAATGAACAGTGGCGCTAAGCTGGCTGGAACTCGCCCGCAATATAGCGGAGTGGTCAAACAGGGTGATTGGACGGGCGTTATCAATGCCGCGCCAGAGCACATCTGGACGAAGCCGTTGCGCACGAAGAAGCCGACCACCTACTTTTCGAACTCGATGTCCGACCTCTTCCACCAGAACATGGAGGATAAGTGGATCAAGCGCGCCTTCGAGATCATGAATCGCTGCCCACAGCACAACTTTCAAGTTCTAACGAAGCGTCCATCACGCGCGGTAGCAGCGACAGAGCGCCTTGGTCTCAACTGGTCGGATAACATATGGTTCGGAGCGTCGATCGGGGAAAACAAGTTCGCGATCAGCTTTGTTCGAGAGCTTCTGAAGGTGCCTGCGGCCATCCGCTTCGTCTCGGCGGAGCCACTGATTACAGCGCTACCCGATCTTGATGTTTCCGCCGTCGATTGGGTGATTGCAGGAGGGGAAAGTGGTCCTGTTTCTGGTGACCTTCGCCCCGCCGATCCCGATTGGCTGCGCGATTTGCGAGATCGTTGCGCCGCAGCGGGCACCCCGTTCTTCTTCAAACAGTGGGGCTCTCACAACGCCCTTGGCGAGTTCGTCGGGAAGGCTGATGCCGGTCATATGCTCGATGGAAAGGAAATCTGGCAGATGCCTGCGAGCGTGTTCGACCGTATGAGCACGATCAATCCCCGTTGGACACGGGTTGCAAGCTCTACTGTGAACCGGGCAAAGCAGGGCGTGGTGGCGCTTCGCCCTTACGATCGTGACCTTCTTCGCGACGGTGAATTCTTGTTGGTGGAGCCCGAGGATGGCGAGCTCGGAACGGTCATAGCGACCGATGATGCGGTTGAGCATTTAGTGCATAAGCTCGGCGCAGCGTCACCTGATGATGCCGCGATGGATAACCCCAATGATCAGCATCATACCCGCTATTCGCAAGCAGTGCTCTCCGCCCTTGGGGAGCGGGAGCAGACAGTGGCCGAATTGGTGCGAGTGACGGGCCTGTCTGGCCCTACGGTCGCCACACATGCACGGCGATTGGCGCTTGCCGGGAAGGCGATCAAGACCAAGGATCGCCCGCTGAGCTTCGCAGCGATGCCATCGGCTCAGGCGATCATCCAGATGCGGTCTCAAGCCGAGGCGATGCTGCAAGAGGCCACAAAATTGCTAGCCTCGCTGGCAGGAGTTTGAGCATACCCGACTGGGGACGATCGTGATGCGAGGGTGACGGGTAGCGTATGTTCTTCCCGTCACCATCGCACAAAAGCGGTTAGGCGTAGATCACTGCCAGTTGACGGTGATCGCGCTGCCGTTCTGAAGCCTCGCGAACCTTAGCACCCGATAGATGCCATCCCCATCGGTATCCACGACATCGCTGGAGATGATATCGCTGAAGCCGAGCCCGCCCACTGTCACGGCCTGTGGGGTGCCCCAAGTGCTGGGATAGGCGAGATAGGGGTAACGTCCGCCTGCGCAGTCATAGGTGACCGTCTTGGTGAAGCCGGTGGCTGTCTCGCTGCTCAGCGCTTTGACATCGATTGCGTCGAGGCTGGTCTTGGATGACACTCCCCAAAAGCGCTTTTGCGGAGCGAGGCTGATACCTGCGGCGAATGCGTCGCGTGCCGCATCAGTTGCGAAGGTGAGGATGATCCGGGTCCGGTCAACGGGATCAAGTGCCGAAGTCGCTCCCGCCAACATCGCTGAAATGACAGCCGGGGTGAGGGTGCCGGAGTCGTCGTAAAAAGGGAGTGAGATCGTTCGTGCCATGCTGGTATTTATTACTGCGCCGCGATCCTCAGTGATTTAAATAAAGGAGCATGATCTATTCGCCATCGTTCTGCCGCCTGCTTACGGAGCTTGAGCAATTCCAGCTTCCGCCGCGCCGCAGAGTAGAAGCGGGCGATTGCGTGAAGGGGCGGGTGAAGGCTCAGGCGATCATCACCGCAACGGCAACCGGAGCGGTAGCCGTGCCACCCGTTCTAGGAACGATAAGCGCCACGATCAGCATGAGAGCCGTGCTACGCTCGCGCCAGCGCTCAATCCCGCTCAAGGTCAAGAAGCCCACTGAGTGGAGACCGTCCCGCCCCAAAGTGCCTCGCAAGGCGAAGGAGAGCCGCATTTCAGGCGAGGTGCTGCCTCGCCCGAAACGCTCGCAAGCCGCCATCGATGCCGCCGCTCAAAAAACACGGGCGCAGCGTGAGGCGAGAGTAGCCGCCCTCCTTCCACTTGTGGCGGAAGCTAGGGCTCAAGGAGCGGTCTTGCTCAAGGACATCTGCCTCTACCTCGATAGCGTCGGCCACAAACCCCAGCGAGGGAAGCGGTGGTCAACAGGCACTCTGTCATCAATGCTTCCCGGCGAGGATGACCGAAGGGCCAGAGAAGCCACCTTCGTGGCCTTAATCTCACAGGCAAGTGGCGAAGGGGCTGCGAACACCGCTGAGATTGCAGCTTGGCTCAACGATCAGGGGCATCGCACGATGCAGGATCGAGCTTGGACATCTGGCAACGTTTATAGCTTCATCAAAACGCGGCCTGAGTGCTGGAGCACCGCTGCGCTTTTGGTGCTAGTCCCCGGTAAAGACGAGCGTAAAGCGCGCGACGCCGCCATCATAAGCCTTGTTGAGCAAGCCCGCCGTGAGGGCGCTCAGTCCAATGGGGACATCGCTGTTTGGCTCAACGAGCGAGGGCACCGCACTACAAAGAACGTCCAGTGGACCCGCTTCAATCTTCATTCCGTCCTCGCGCGCATCGGCGATGGCTAAATAAAAGTATGAGCAAGATCACCGGCACCAACCTCGCAGCCCCCATCGTCCCTTACGATTCGGCAGATACCTACCCCACGCACATGGCGGCTCTCGGCAAGGGCGGCTGGCGCTCCGTCGCGAACATCGATGCCCGCAATGCCATCCCTGCTGATCGTCTGGAGGAGGGTGCCGCGTGCTATGTAAACGAGAACCGCACCCCGTATGTCTACCTGAGTGGCGTGTGGACCGAGTTCGCTGATGCTGATCGTAGCATTGTTGCTGCATTTGATGAGATCGCCACGCGCCTTGATGGCGAGACGATCCGAAACGCGACCGCGATCATCGGTATGCAGGCCATGATGGTAGGCATGCGCAACGAGTTGAACGGCAAGCTGTGAGCCGAGACTATTGCGAGCGAGTTGAGCCCGCTGTATAAATAAGAGTGTAGTGGTTCTCCACTTTTGCTCGATACCCGCCCCCTGAGTGAGTCCCCCACTCAGGGGGTTTTTCGTAAATACGATGTGCGCCTGATAGATCACCTCAACCACGACCTTGCGTGGGCGTCAGCCCGAAGTGAGCGGAAGGCGATCCGCCTCCAGTATTTTCGCGCTGCCGTAGAGACGATGATCAGCCGATCGCTCACCAGCCTCCCCAAGCCACGCGCACAGCGCATCAACCGCAAGCCGAATGATCCTGTGGTGATCGTGGGTTATGTCAATTTCTGGAACCGTCGCACCGACAATGAGCTAGCGGAGCTATTCGAGCACCTCGCCCCATACTTCACCCATCACACCAATCGCGGCACGCGGTTCTAGCCGCGAACCGGCTCGGCGATGGCGGCGAGCGTCTCCCGGATGCCGCTAAGGGTCATCGGGTGGAGCTTGAGCGCATCGATCGTCTCGGCTTGCGGGAAGGTGAGCAGCTTATCCGCTCCATCGGGATTCGCATCGCTGAGATCGTATGAGCGCAGAAGGCTCCCATTCGCGAAGGTGTAGAGCTTCAAGCCTCCGCGCAACGTCACGCCGAAGGTCTTGTCGGGATGGAACTCAACCCGGTCGATCACTTGGCGAAGGGCGGCAGCGAGCTTGGCGCGCATATCGAAAAGCGCCTCGCCTTCGAGGGTTGCCATTTCATCCCGTAGGTTGCGGACAGCTACCCGGCGACCGTCCAGCGTGCTGCGCTTCGTAGCGCGCACGGTCTCTGACAGGCTAGCGATCTCTTCCTCGATCTTCGGCAGAGCGGCGCTGTAGCGCTGGACTGAGGTGTAGAGCATCGTCTTGAGTGCTTGGTCGTCCTCGCTCTCCCACTTGGCGAAGGCAGCGTTGAGGCGACGCTTGGTATCGTCGCGCTCCGCTTCCTTGCCAGCGAGCTTGATCGCGGCAACGCCCGCCTTGTTTGCCTCAGCATCACTGACCTTGATGTCGGTGACCCAATCGAGCACCGCCCGCTCAAGCTCGCCATAAGGGAAGCGAGCGTCGTTGCTGCAAACGTGGCCGCGACGATTGCCCGAGCAAGTGAGGAAGATCGATCCGGGGCTGGGGCGTTTGCCCTGTCGATCGCGATATTCCATTACCCGCCCACATTGGCAGTGAGCGATACCGACGAAGATGTTGGGCACCTTGCCGGTGCGGCTTGGCGAAGCGCCGCAGTGGCGCTTGGCAATCTCGGCTTGTGCCCGGTAGAAAATCTCTTCCGAGACGACAGGCGGGAAATAGCCCTTGATGGGCTCGCCGATGGGGCGGCGAGGACCACCCACCTTCGTGCATAGTTGAAGCTCACCGATGGTGCGCCGGTCCTTTAGAAGTTCAGCGACCGCCGACATCCCCCAGCCATCCCCGTGCTTAAAGGGTGGCACGCCTCGCGCATTCAGGCGACGCGCGATAGCTTCCTTGCCAAGGCCCTCAACGCACATTTCGAAGATGTCGCGGACGATAGGCGCGCGGTCATTGAAGCGCCATTCACCGACCAGAGGCTCGCGAGGATCGTCAGGAATGAGATCGAGCCAGCCCGGACCTTGGCGAGTGAGCTTGCGCCGTCCGCCACCTTCTACTTCTGCACGCTTCTCGGCCCACACCTCTTGCAGGCGATCAGCCTTGTCCTTGGACTCCCGGTGCCCCTTTGTGAGCGCCGCTTGAAGGGTGGTCATCAGTTCGGCGCGGTTGCGAAGGCGATCGAGGCTGTAGACCATATCATCAACGAGCGAGACGACCGTGATCTCCGCGCCAATGATCTTCTGCACCATACCAAGCGCATCCCACGGGTTCTCACGTGAGAGCCGATCGATGTTCTCGACGATCAGATAGGAACCGCGCGCGATCTCGCCGCCTTCGATCTTGGCGAGAAAGGAAGCGAGCGCGCCCTTTTTCCGGTGAGCGCCTTTGTATGCGCTCAGTCCTGTATCACGCAGAGAACTGTCAAGAGTCAGCCCGTGCTCCGCTGCGTAGCGCTCCGACTTCCTCAACTGGCGACGCAAGGAGTCGCCCTTCAATTGCGCGGGCGTAGAGAACCGGATGTAGGAGTAGGCAGTCGTCAT